TCTTTGCTGTGCGAAAAAGAGCCATTAAAAAAGCCATCACAAATGATGCAATGGCTATATAAAATGGACTGATTGTTTCAGCGACCTGTTTCGGTAAGTCGTCCATATTTTCCCCTTAATTTTTTGGCAATAAAAAAGCACCCGGAGGTGCATATACGGCTTTAACCGCTTATCAAACCCCAACCATCTGACCTGAGAATACTGACCAATTCGGTGCTGCCTGATAAGCCACAAGTGATGCAGCTGGCACTTTAAAAACACACCCTGCTTTTAAATTGCTAAATGTCGTTGATGTGATTGATGGCGGATTTTGTGCATTAACTGTTATTGTCTCGCACTTTAATAAGCTATTAAAAGCTGTTGCGGCGATGGCTGTAACAGACTGAGGAATAACTAGACTTAAGCATGCGATTGCGCCACTAAAAGCATTATCGCCAATTGTTAACACACCATTTGGTATGCTAATAGCTGTTAAAGCAGACCAACCGGAAAAGCAATTGCTTGGAATGCTTTTTAAGCCATTGGATATTGCTAAGCTTTTTGCTTTAGGCCAATCATTAAATGCAAACATTCCAAGAGTTGTTACAGCATTCGGAATTAAAAGCGAAGTGGCATTAATCCAGCTTCTGAATCCAGAATTATTGATCGTATTCAGTGAAGATGGGAGTGATAGAGATAATGCATTTTTCCAATTTGAAAATGCACCATCCCCTATCAAGTTTATAGGGGCTTTTATCTCAAGAGATGTCGCCTTATTCCAAATCGAATTATTGTCAAATGGCTGGAATGAATTAGAACCGATTGAACCGCTTATTTCACTTAAAATTACACCACCTATATTATTCGGAAAATTATTAAGCGTCCCTGTGAATTGAATAATACCGCCGCCAACTGCTTCTGCAGGCGCATGCAATTCTATCGTCTTTTCAGCCCCATCTTTCTCCGCTGTTACGGTGACCTTCTGTCCGCCGGTATAATTTGATGAAAAAGGGACTGTAAAGTCCCCATTTGCATCCGCCACACCTGTGTATGTCGCCATCACTATTCCTCAATTTCGACTGTAATTACTGAGCCTGCAGGCGCTTTCCCGCGGATTCCAGAGCCGTCAAACTGCATATTCGCTTTAAGAGACTCATCCACATTCACTGAAATATTTGCCGCCGGCAAAGTTGATCCGGAAATGCTGTCTTTGCTGACTGAGGCGGTCAAAATTAAGCTGACTGCTTCAACAAAGAAATTATGCTCAAACTTCTGATAAGAATCATACCCATCACGCACGGCCCAGATTCTCAGCCTGTGCGGCTTGTTCGGAATCAGTACTGAAGCTGGGACTATGTAAGCGCCAGCATTAATGCCGGATGCTGAATGCAGAACTGCGCCTTCAGATGAAAACTCAACTGAATACGTCAATCCTGCTTCAGCTGTTACGCTGCCGTCATGCCATCCAAGTATTTCGCCGCCGGTCTGCTGTACACGGTTTCTATGCACCCAGCTCAACACCAGATCAGCCGTAACAATGCTGGTTTCCGGAAAGTACACTCCATTGATTTTCACGTCAGCTGGCGGATACGGCCGGATCGCTCGGCCGGCGATCTTCACCTCTTGCCCTGGCGCCTCAAGACTTAAAACGCCGCTGGGCGTTGCTGTCAGCACCTTGACATCAATAACCTCACTGACTGCATATTCAGCCGGATCAACTGTCACAAAATCATCAGCAAAGTAAAGCACTGCGCCAGATGTGTGGTTTTCCGGCACCGTATCCAGCGCGCCCCGCTTCACTGTTAAAATTTTCGCGGCAGCGTCAAATGACTGATAGACCATAATTTCATCATTGACTGTAATCTGGCTGCCGGCTCTCACTGAACCAATATTGCCGGCATTTTTTACAGCAAATGATGTGCTCATTCGGCTGATATTTTGATCCAGAACAGCTGTTTCGCAATACTGAATAACGCCTGACTTTTCGTACTCCCCCCCAGCGCTTGTATACATCAGTGCGTTCAGTGAATTGCTCTGCGGCTTTTTAGCGATTGCTGCGGCATAGCCGATGTCAGGGCTGTAAGCCAGTTCATCATCTGCAGCCTTCTGCCCGTTCAGCTGCACTGCTTCAAAATATGAAAGTTCAAACGCCTTAAATAGCGCCAGCTGCGGCGGAAGCGGAGTTGTATCAATCGGTGTATCAATTACAACACTTGAAGAGAGATTTCTTGAATACGCTACAACTTCAATGAAATCGATTGTCACAGCATTATTAGAGCCGCTGCCGAGATTTATGCTCATGATGCGAACCGGCAGATCTACTATGTTTTTCTGCGGCCAGCTGATCTTTACAATGTCGTAGCGGTTCCACTTACGGGCCGCATAAAATCCGGTTGTAAATGTTCCGCTCCAGGCCGGCGTTGACAGTTGCTTCAGCTTCCACTGCGCAACAACCGCGGCGTTGCGCTGGTTCATGAAATATGGAAATTTAACCTCCTCAGCATTCACGCGGCCCTGCAGGTTTTTGATTGCTGCATTCTCGGAAATTGAAAATGATGAATCTTTAATCGCTTCGCGGTTGTAATAGCTGACGTTCAGCTGATTGATCGCTTCATCTGCATTCTGCACTTCCAGCTGCAGGCTTTTAATTTTGCTTTGCGGCAGCGCGTGAATTTCATCTTCGGCAAACCAGTCATCGCGGAACAAAACCATCTCATACAGCCCGGTCTGGCGGTTGATGCGCACTCCCGCCTCAATATGCGCACAAAGCTCATTAATTGCATCCATACATGATTTTTCAGTTATCACCCATGAGACACCAAGACCTTCATCATAAATACGATCAGCAGCCTTCATGAAATTCACATCATTCACATCAGATTCCGGCTTATTCATTGCCGTGTCATCCGTCAGAATTTCGCGGATTTTATGAATTGGATTGATGTCCAGCGCAGCAATATCAGCATCAATAACTTTCATTTCTGCGTATTCAAACTTCTCAAAAATCACTGATGCATTCAGGCCGTCCACGTATGAACCACTTTTCTCATCATATTCTTTTTTTGTTCTTTTTGCGTTCAGCTCCACTGCAAAGTATGAGGCGCCATATCCAAAGATTTCAAATGTGATTCTGCGGTGTTTTACCCAGTTGACCACAGTAAATTCATCTGACAGCTGCTTCATGCTTTCTATTGCCCCATCTGTCAGAAAGGTGTAGCCATTGTAAGTATCTCCGGACAGCACAACATGGATTACTGCATGAAACCTCCCTGTTATCTCACTAAGATTGGAAATAGTGTATTTTGAATAAGCCGTCTTGTTTCCGGTTTCATTTGCATTGTGATAAACAGCGCCAAATCCAGCAACGCAGCGGTCATAATTTTCAAATGCAATTTCCATTTTTTCATGCATTGCAACCGCAGTAATGTCCGTTTTATTCAGGATGCTTTCAACTGTGTAATCCGGCGATATTGTATCGCTCCGGCCATAATACTCCACATTAACAATCTTGTTTTCGGCCGGCGGATACACCACCTCGGAATTTAAATCAACAGCATCAATTTCACAAACCACAGCCCCATCTGAACGCACCTCATACCACTGCCTGCGTCCATCATTTCTGATTCGAGTCCGCTTCGGCCAAAGCAGCATTTCTTTCATGTAGCCGGAGTTGCCGAGATAAAAAGGGCATCAATGCGCCGACAACACCGCCGGCCCACCCGCCGCCATTAAATCCGCCGGTCCCTGTAAAGGCCAGATATGACTGATATGGATATGCTGAAGCCGGCAGACCTTGAGACTCCATATAACTCTTATAGAATGGCAAAACCTCCTGATCGTCAGTGCCGTACTGCACATGCACAATCCCGGAAACACCGCCCTCATTTTCACCGTAAAGGCTCGGAGAATTAATAGCAGCTGTATTCAATGCATTGCCATTCTTATCAACAAACGGGGACAGCCAGCCGCGCTTGTCAAAGTTGATTCCGAGCATCTTTTCAATCGGGTTCCCGATAAAAAGCAGGAAGTTTGAGAAATACCGGTAACCCGTAACCTGACTAGCCATTTTTCACCGCCTTAACGACTTGCTGCGCCATCGCATCATCTGCTTTTTCAACTGTTTCCAGATCTATGCCGTTTTTAAGAAAGTCCTGCCAATCCCAGCCTTGGGATAAAAAAAATGCCCGAGATCCCTGGGCGCACATCTTAGCCTTCCGCAAATCAGACATATAGATTTTCATTTTTTGCCGCTCTTGCTCTTAATTGGAGTCGTGTTCTGCTCCCACATATGCGTGATATTTCCATACATATGCGGGCTGCCGGAAATGTCGCTGAGCGTTGCGCCTTCGTCGGCAATTGTGCCGTCCTGCTGGTTTGCGGTTTGCCCATTTTTTTTCTGCATCTTCCGCATCTGCATGTATGAATAGACTGCGGTCGCAACCGTCAGCGCGACCATCGCGTAAACCAGCCACACCGGGATAGCAATCATGTTTTCACCTATTTAATTAATTGTGTATAAATCGGGTTCTGATTCGGAATGTATGGGTGGCCTCCGAATCGCGCAGCATTATTCAGTTTTTCATTGCAGGTTTTATGCGACTGGTCACAGCCCGGCGCAGCAAGCACGACATCGCCAACCTTTAGGCCGGCATGCCGGCGGTAGAGCGACATGCTGTTCTGCGCGCTTGATGCAATCAGCGTATTGACGCCATCCTTGAGCATTAAGCCGAGGTTTAGCCAGCCATCCGGATATGCCTTAACCTCCATGATTGGATCGCCGTCAACCATGACCGGCTGGCCGTTCTCATCTAAGGCAGGGT